TTCACCGCGACCTGTAAGAACTGCCACGATGTCGTTCTTGGAAACCGTCCTCTCTAAGATGATTCCCTTTTTGCCAAAGCGATTGGCAAAAAACTCTGCCTTGGACTTATCTAAAGTCCATGACAATCCATCCTCGTTGATACCTTTTTGGCATCCGCGATAGATAGTTACCTCTTGAGCAAGCGCTCGCAAGATGTTGTCCTCCTCTTCGTCCATCATGTAATGACGATTCGGACGCTGTGAAGCCAACAACTGTTTCCACTCTTCAAGGTATGCGTACTGATTCTCTGTATCAATCCACACATCGCTGAGAAGTTTCCAGTAATCGGTATCGCTCAACTTGTCAGCAATCTTGATGAAAGCCTCAACTCGAAATGGGCGCTCGAACAACCAAACAAATTGTTTGTAATTCTTGTCCGCAATTGCTTTTTCCACGGCTTTTGTTTTCTGTGCAAAATAAGCATTGGCGCTACCGTTTGAAAAGAATGGCACCTGATAAACAAGCGGATGACGCAACATCGTCCATCCAATATCGCTTTGCTCTAGGTATGGAGTAAGGGCAGGGTGAAGTGTCTCGCTGTGTTCAGCGACCATCTTCGCCATCAATTCTTCTACTTGAGTCATGATGCCCTCCTCTTCTGATGCTTATTATTCAGTATTTTCAACTGCTGGTCAAATGAAACGCCGTGCTTCTCTGCAAGATTTCTTACAATCAAGTCGGCAATCTCTTGAGCAAACGCGATTTCATCCTTTTGCTTTTGGATGCTCTCTGCGCTGTGTGCCTCGCCGTTGTAGTAGTGAGTCACGATTTCTCTTTCAATTGTCCATTGAAGGTTGAACCACTCTGTCACCGCTGAACGCTCTGTCTTGATAACTCTTGTCCACTTGCCCTCTTTGTAAGTCAAGAACTCACCTGATGCTGTTGGAGCGTTTGCCTTTTCCTTGGCAATTCGTGCAGCCTTTTTTGCATCGCGCTCTGCTTTTGCAGCAGCCTTTGCAACCTTGTCCGCTGTCACGATTCTTGATGGACGATTCAAAACCTCGGCTGGAGCAGATGGATAGCAGATTGTGCAAGCATCCTCACCAGCATCTTCAACGATTGTTGCTTCATCATCGTTGCTGTACTGGATTAACCATTGGTATCTAGTTGTTGGAAAGCATGTTGAGCAATCCATTGAACTGTGAACATGTCCGTTGCTGTTGATTACTAAGAACGCTCTTGTCCATGGGTCTTGCTCGTAAATCGCATTTAACTTGCCGATTTCGATATTGATGAAAGAGATTTCCAATTTAATCTTGGCAGCCTTCTCACGGGATTCTTGAATCTTCTCTACTGAAGTTGGGTAATACTTCTCGTAAAACTTGATTGAATCTTCGGCGCTTTCTAACTTGCCAATAGCAATCCAACGCTTGTCATACCAAGATGACAACTCAGTATCAATCTTGACTGCGAACTCTTTTGTCACGCTCATTGGGTCTCCTCTCATTTACAACCCCAGTTTAGCATGATTTAGCCAATTGGTACAATAAGAGCCTGTCGTGTCCTTAGTGACCCTCCTTCGAAGGGTCTAAATTGCGCCTTTTCCGCATCCTCGCCATCTGCTCGCTGGTCTTTTGGTGGACAATTCTGCCCGTGGATTCAGCCTCGGCAAATAACACCATTTCAGGGACAGTAAGCGAAAATGGGACTTTAACTCTGACCCCTCCACAGGGCTACAAAATTGGTGGGATTCAGTTTGCCTCCTATGGAACTCCAGTCAATTATCAAATTGGGTCGTGCCACGCAACTAATTCAAGTACAAAAGTAGAACAGGCGATAAGTAATAATTCATTATCGATTGCCGCGACTAACGATGTATTTGGAGACCCTTGTTCGGGCGTGGGTAAACAATTAAGTGTGATTCTTACAATCGAGCCATTAGTTGTTCAACGGTCACTTGCCGCACCATCAGGACTTCAAGGACAAATAGATGGCTCAACAGCAACAGTTAATTGGAGCGCACCAGTAGAGGGCAATACCCCAGTTGAGCGATACGCAATTTTTTGGTCTTACAATAATTGGGCAAGCGGATGGGCTATTGCTTCAACAACTCTTAGCGCTTCAATTTCAGGTATTCCAGCGGGAGCGGAAGTACAAATAAAAGTTCGTGCCGATAATGATTCACTAGCGGTTTATTCAGGTTGGTCAAACGAAATCAATTTACAAGCAACACCTACTCCGACTCCAACCCCAACACCCAGCCCCAGCCCTTCTGCCGAGCCAACTCCTTCTCCGTCTCCGACATCGGAACCTTCTCCGTCGCCGTCACCGTCTGCGAGTGCAACACCGACTCCAACTGTTGAACCTTCACCTTCTCCCACACCAACGCCGACCTCAGAGCCTCAGCCTCAGCCTTCGCCGTCTCCATCTCCTGAACCGTCACCAACGGCGAATCCTTCACCAACACCGACGGAACCATCTCCCACTCCTTCTCCCTCACCTCAACCAACATCGGAACCATCGCCTTCAAGTTCCCCAAGCCCGCAACCTTCGCCAACTCCGACTGCTCAACCTGAACCGACCCAGGCACCTGCGCCGTCCACACCTGAACCCACACCTGTCCCATCGCCTACTCCTTCACCTGATACCAGTACAACAGCGCCAACACAGCCAACGCCACAGCCAACCCCAATTCCATCGCCTACCCCAATTCCAATTCCGTCACCTGAACCAAGTCCCGAACCAATCCCTCTTCCGAATCCAGCCGATACCCCCGCGGTAGAGCCGACTCCCGTGCCTCTTCCTCAACCCATCCCTGTGCCTGAACCTGAACCTGTTCCTGTCCCTGAACCCACACCGAATCCGATTCCTCAACCTGAGCCAAATCCAAATCCCGTAGAGCCAATCGAACCTGCCCCTGAACCTGTACCGCTCCCCGAGCCTGAGCCAATTGCTCCGCCCGTTGAAGAACCTGCACCTGAACCGATTGAACCCCCAGCGGAAATTGACCCGCCAAGTCCCATACCCGAACCACTACCACCTACTGACCTCGAACCAATAGAACCATTGCCACCAGTAGAAGAACCAATAGAACCTCCAGCGCCCGAACCAATCGAGCCACCTGCGGAGGAAGTTCCTGCCGAGGAACCACCAATCGAAGCCCCAGTAGCACCAACGCCAGTAGACCCAGCGCCACAAAGTCCGTCCATAGAATCATCTGAAACCTCCGCATTAGTAAATGACATTACTGAAGATGGAAAGATTACACCCGCTGATGTTGAAGCGGTAGTTGATTCATTGATGGAAGATGGCAAAGTTAGCCAAGCCGAGGCAACTGCCTTGATTGAAACTTTGAGCGAAACTGGTCCCCTCAACACAGCCGAGAAAGACCTTGTTGTTGCTGTTCTTAATGCAGATGGCAAAGTAACTCAAGCCGAAGTGAATAATCTTTCAGAGACTCTTTCCTCTAACGGAACATTCACCGTCGCTGAAAGAGAGTTTGTTGCAGATGTCTTGATTGAATCAGCAAACGGTGAAGCCGTGACTGTTGAATCAATCGCCGAGGCTGGAATCACACTAGAGGATTTACCTGACGAGCAACCTGTTGAAGTTCGCCAAGATGAGAATGGCAATGAGGTTGTTATTACAGCCGAAGTTGCTGTTGCTTTAGAACTACTCACCTCGGCAGCAGATATTGTTTCCGCTATCTTTGAAAGCCCCGCACAATTGCTCTTTGCTATCGGAAACCTTGGAGCAGACATGTCTCCTGAAGAACGCGAAGAGGCAAGTAAAACAGTTATTGCCGCGACAATCGTTGGCAATATCGCTACGACTACAATTGCTACTGCTATCGGTGGTATTGGATATAGGAGACCAAATTGAAAGACTTTTTGAATGACATCATCGGACAAATATGGACGATGCTAGGAATGTTTGTTGCTTGGATTCTTGTTGATGGTGTTGCTAAAAATATCGTTGGCTATGCAATCCTAATTACTTTTGGCGTTTGGGTTCTGACTTACCCTCTTCGTCGTCAGAAGGAAGATTAAACTCTTCTGATTTAGCAAACGGACTAAACGCTCCATTGATTTCATCAAGCGTTAGTTTTCCGTCGTCAAGATATTCACGGGCTAGTCGTTCTGCAACTGAAGCGACAGCCAACAGCCCTGCCATCGATAGCGAGACCCAGGTATCAATCCCGACAATAGCCCCAGCGCCCAATGTGCCTAAAGCGCCAACGGTGAAAACAGCCACCATTCGTCTCAGAATGTCTTGAAATTTACGCATAAAGC